ATCAAGCGCCTGCCATAACGCATCCAATTCCTGTCCTTGAGCCTCCATATTGGCGCTCATAATTCTCGAAGTCGCATAATAGTCCGGGAGGAAGGACATCATCTCCTTTCCCCGGACGCTTGTCATCGCATAGTTACTCATTTAAGTTCACCGTCCCGATTACCGCGACTTCGCCAAGCGACAAATCGATATTATCGACACCGCCGCTCACCAATAAATGTTCAAAATCGACGATTCGCGGAATGTCCAATAAAATGGCCGAGATCCGATTATAACGAATGAGCGGATCGACAAAAGCAAGCTGCTCCAAATAGTCGGCAAGCCCCGCTTCAAAATCTTCCCTAGCTTGCTCCAATGTCGATCCACTTGCCAGCGTCAGTTTAGCTTCTATATGAAGCGGTACTTCGACCGCAGCTTCCACCGTTACTGCAGCGCCGATCGGAGCTTTGCCTTCTCCTTGACCGGCAGCGGGAGAAATGTGATGCTGTACCGCATCAACAATCGTCTGACTGGGAGCACGTTTATCTTCACCCAACACATAGAGTCTGACTGTTCCCGGGCCGTCCCATAACGGTTCTACTCTAACCCGACTGACTCCCGGCGTTTCCAGCGCCCATTGCTGGTAGTCCGCCCTATTGCCGCTTGTACCCGGCTGACGCACCTTCAACAGATAGCGAGCGAGCAGAGCTTCATCAGACTCCTCGTCCGTTCCCCCTCTGATCGCGGCTGTATTTGTAATTCCCGTTACTCCCGCAATCGGCTGAACGAGCAAGCTGACTGCGCCGACCGGCACGTTGCCATGGCTGCCTGGATCGACTGCACGAATCGGAACGATCGCCTCACCCTGACTGCCAAGAGTGCCAGCTTCTGTAGTCTCGTACTCTATTGACGAAGTTTCCGTCATCTCATCCGCAGGAGTCGCCACTCTGGAACCGAGAGGAATAGCGGCGCCCACACTCCCCGTCAACACAACGAATCCAGTTGCCGCAACGGCTGGCCTTGGAATCACACCATGCTCCTCGCAGCGCATTCTCAAATACGGGCCAAAAGTCGTCATTGCAAAACCCCGATCCAGCACCTCACGCGCCCACTCGGAAGCTCTATACAACTGATAAGCCGTAGGCGCTAGCGAATCCCAAATGAACGAACCCTCCGACTTATCGAGATCCGCGGGCACACGTTCCAGCATTCTCGACAGCATTGCTTCTTCCGTCTGTTCCTGCAAAAATTCGGGCATTGTCGCCATTACACATTCACCGCCATTCCTTGAATTTCCGCCGTTTCGTCATGGACGTTGGAGATCGTGCAAGTGAAATAACAGCTTTCTCCCCGCCACTCGCAAGCGAAACGGTCAACCTTTGCCGTTCGCGGGTCACTCATCAGTGTCTCAATTGCGATTCGTTTAATCTCCATCTCAATGACAGACCTCGGCAGACTGGAACGAATTAATTCTTCAAACTCCTGACCGTAATTCCTTGAGTAGACGAGATGCTTATAGCGCTCGGTAAGAAGAGCCTTCCGGCACCACTCGACCCACGCCTCTTTACCCTCACTCCTTGCAACCTGCCCCGTCGGTGTCATAATGAATTCGCCGGCATCGAAGTCAAACCGCCAACTTCGCCCGAAAAAAACTCCTTCATCTTTCTGCTCTGTCAATTCTTCTACCGGCAAATCCGTTGGAAACAAATTAGCCACCTGAGCTCACCACCTTACAGACGATGGCAGCATCCTTGCCGCCATTCACCGGAACGGCCAGCACTCGGTCACCAGGCTTAATTCCGGCAGACCAATTCAGCCGCACTTCGCCTATTTTCGCCTCATTAAAATCAAAACGCGTTTGCTGAGAGGGAGTGCCTCCCCCAATCGGATTACCAGCTTCATCCACAGGAGCAACCATCATCCCAACGAGAGAAAAGGCGGGAATCTCCAGCTCCACAGTCCACTCTGCAATGTAATAATTAGGTATTTCGTGCTTGAAAGAATCCAACTTAACACCCGATCCCGTAAACGTTCCCAACTCCGAGGGCACTCCGGATAGCATTTGGGCCGCAATGCCAGAGAATCGACTTTCCAATGTCGATACTAAACTCTTGTACGGATCAGCCACCGAAATCCCTCCTGACTTTGCTTTCTGCAGCAAGCTCTAGCTCCATCCGTCCCGGATTGCCCAATTGATGGCGTACCTTAGTTACGATAAGTTCTAAATTGTTCAAACGAACTCGATCGCCCGCACGAACCGTGTTGATGTCCAGCGCTGTGACCGATATAGTCTCTTGCATGCCAAGCAGCGTTTTGGCCGCAACCTTCCTGGCCTGCTCAACCGTCTCAATCTTGCTGTCCATGATTAGCTTTTGCAGCGTACCGTATTTCTCGATATCCTTTTCCATTACAGCCAGCGTCTTGGCTACTGCATTTTCACTTTCTTGAGGGCCGATTACTTTGACCTTTGTAATTGCGCCTTCGAGCGTGCGGTTTTGTGCCACTTCTTCAAGCGCACCTAGCTCCCAAATCGCCGAGTTGCCCCCAACCTCGAATAACTCAAGACCGCGACTGGTCATCCTTATCCGGTACATTGCGCCTCCCTTATCGACTGTTTCTTTCAAATCTTCCATAATCATCGATAAAATCGTTTGGCTGCGCTTGATATTGCGGACAAGTTTCTCTCGGGTATCCACAATATTCCCTACGGGGATTCCCCACGACACCGCATATTGCTTAATCCGCTCCGTCGCCGTTTGATTTCCTGGCATGAGGCGCTCGTCCTCTGATTTTGCAAGATAGATCGTTTTCTCATAAGCCGTAATATTGAGATGCTTGCGACCTGCATTGGAACTACGGCATTCCCATACAACGGCAGGATTCAATAGAGTCTCTTTTTTCGTTTTACCAAAAGGTATACCTGCAATACGAATTTCCTGACCTGGAGTAATAATCGGCATATCGGGCGTAACGACTAGCTTAATGTTGGCACAGTAGGCAATCTCATTCAGCGACTCTTCCAATGAGAGACTCTCTACAAGCTCGCTCAGATCATACTTATTGGCAAATACAACCTCATAACTCATGGCATCACCAGCTTTTGACCAGGTCTGATTAGGTCCGGGTTACGCCCGATCACCTTCTTGTTGGCATTATAGATGTCCTGCCATTTCGAACTGCTTTCAAGTTCTCGCTTGGCAATCGCGGTCAGCGTGTCCCCCGACTTGACCACATATACTTTAGGCACTGGCTTTGTGTCAGGGCGGTTGGAAGCCCTTGACTTTTGCCCAATATTAATTCCCCGATAGGTGCGGAACGTAATGTCAAAATAGACATCGCCATCCTCTCCGCCTTTAAACGTCGAATCGTGTGCGGTGACATAAGCAGGCGTATTAATTATTGTCCCAGAAATTATCAATTGAATGGGCGTTTTCCTCATCAGGAGCGAGGTTAATCTGTTCATTGCAACCTGCGGATCCAGATGCTTTGTGGGATCGAACTGCTCCTTTAGATCCAGCCCCTTCTCTTCGCCTGCAGGATTCATTTGGCATCGGCAGTAGCTGCTATCATGCACTTTGGGAAAAAAAGAAGAGAAGGCAATTTCCTTCACCCTCTCCCCCTGAACAAGATCGATTTCTCCCAATGACAAAATCGTTGCCGTCTCAAACTGCCTCTCCCGTCGAATCCGTACCTCTTCAGGATTGACTGGAAAAATAAAATCCCCATCGATGGGGTCGCGGATAGTAAAGTCCATACTGGTTCACCTTCTTTCAAACTAGGCTAACACTGCGGATTTGTTTGTCATCGCTTGCTTCACAGCCTATACAATTCTATTGCCGACGTTCGTTGATAGTTCGTCGTAGTTTATTTCACAGCTTTGGATTAAAAATTGCACGATTCTTATTGAGTTTTCTTCAGGATTGACCGGAAAACAAAATCTTCATCAACGACATCCCTGATCCGGAATTCCAATGGAAAGCCTCCCCTTATACAACTAAAAAACGAATTTACCCAATCCGCCGTTAGGTCTATTAGCTATGGCTTGTTGAATTGCTTTAATAATTCTGTTTCCAATATTGGTAGAAAGCTCCTCGTAGTCAATCTCACTTGAAGAAAAAGCTAGCTGTACGGTTCCAGGAGCTAAAGTAACATTTATCGGCGATTGACCCTGAGTTGTAGAAAGTTGTGAATCCGGCATTACCCCTGTAGGGTAGAATAGACTTCTCTGAGGTGAAGTCATCGTCAAAAACTCTTGAAACGTTATAGCTTCTTTATTAAGAGGGACTCTCGTTTGTGGTATTGGAATCGAAGAAATAATTGTTGACGGTCCCTGGTTCTTATTACTTCCTCCCAAGCCCCAAAAGTTCAAAATCCCTTCGTAGGCATCCACAAAAGCGTCACTAATACTGTTTGATAGCGCGATCTGACCTTCGGCAGCTACTAGGTTTCCTTCACCAACCTTTTGAAGTGATACCTCCATAGCATCGATTGTATCTACAGTAAAGTCGCTAACAGCGTTGCCCATACTGTTCCATAGCTCGAGCTGACTTTCAGCAGCTTTTAGGTTTTCTTCACCAATCATAGGGAGTAATTCCTTCGTAGCATCGATTGTATCTACAGTAAAGTCGCTAACAGCGTTGCCAATACTGTTCCAGAACTCGAGCTGACCTTCGGCAGCCATTAGCTGTGCTTCACCAACCTTTTCGAGTGATCTCTCAATAACATCGCCTGCATCTACAGCAAAGTCGCCAATAGCTTTCGATAGCGCTATATAAGCTTCGGCAGTAACAAGTTGCGCTTCACCTTGTATCTGGAATGATTCATTAAGAAAGGCCATTATATTATCAGAATTCTCGGCTATATAGCTTCCTGCAAAACTTCCTAAAAAGCTGCCAATAGCATAGCCGACTCCCGGAACTGGTATTAATGCTTGGCCTATCCCTCCTCCTATGAGGGATCCAGCTACGTTACCTATAGCAGCTTTTTTTTCAGCATCAGTTTGAGCAGTCTCATAGCTTATCGCAGCTAATATTGGATTTAAATACCCGAAGCCTTTATTCCCCAACTTACTAAGCTTAAAAATCCTCTGAAGATTCGGGTTAATCTGGGGTGATGGCGGCAATCCCCCCAACAGCGGGCGGTTGGTTCTATTCCAAATTTCAGTTGCTTCAATGCTTTCTATATAAATAGAGAAAGGTTCAATAATATTCTTATAATTCGTTATTGCACCAGTAGTATCATATATCTCACGTAATAAGGGGTTCTCATCTTTAACCCCTCTCTTATTAACATCAATCCTGGGCGAGAAGTGATTTGAAGCTTCTTCCTTTAAACCAGGTTGAGTAGCTGGAGACTGTACAGAGATTAGCTTCGACCTATCCGTCCACAGTTTTTCATACTTTCCCATTCGTAAAGAAAAATCGTGTAAAAATCGGTCGAGACCTGGGGATGAAGACCCATTATTACTCGAGGCTTGTTCATTATCTTCCTTCTGCAACATCCTCACCTTCCTTTCCCCGCAGACATTTTGCTTTCCGATTCCCACTCCAACTCCATACTAGCCATCAGGAACAGCTGCTCGCCGCGAGGCAGGTTCCAGAACTCTCCGGGGCGCAGGTGGTGGCGAACCCACAACGCATGAATCATGCCGGCGAGCGCCCCGGATCGGATTAGTTTTTTACGTCTTCCAGTTCTGTATTAAAGCCAGATAGATCAAGCACGACATCGCCCAGAGCGGAAAGTTCACCCGCCAATAAAATACGCTTGATCACTTCTTCAGCGCTGCTGGCCGAAAACTTGGATAGAAGCTGCTGATTTCCCCAATTCGGAGAAATGGTAGAAGCGGCAATAAGCGATACATTAAACATTTCTTCATCCATGTGTGAGATCGTTTTGCCGCGTCTCTCCTTGCGCTCCGTACAGCGTTCTCGGATGTTAAATACTTGCTTGCCCGTCAATCCGCGCAAAGTCACGGGAATATCCAACCGCTCTAAGCGGACGATTCGCTCCGGCAGCTTATCGGCGCTCAGAAGCCGCTGCAAAATCTGTTCATCCGTCAGTTGATCCATAGACATATATTGTTCCTCCTTTATCAGTTTGCTTTAATCGGATCAAGCAGACGATATCCTTCGAAGGTGAACGCAGTCTCCTCCGTCACTTCCTCGCCGGCCGTCCAGTTCGCCAGTTGAATTTTGTCAGGAACGCAGTTGATCAGCTCGATGCGTTCGAAGCCGTAAGACTCCGGATCGGACAGCTTGTTAATGATGTTAAACTTCACGAAGCCGCGGCTGATCATATCGCTGGTCAGCTTATAACCACTCATCGTCCCCGTGCCCTTCTTCGTGCCGAGCTTATGAACGGTCCATTCCTGTCCCGCCAGCTTCAGCTCGCGCTTCTCCACCTCGACGGAGGCTTCCAGCTTGTTGATGTTCGTCTGCCACACCCCGTCGATAAACACTTGCCCGTACGTACCCAAAATCGCTCTTGTCGGATCCATCATGTTCCTCGTTCCCCCTTATCGCACGATAAACGTGCTGAAAATTTGTTCCATAACGTCGGTCAGACGAGCTTCCCATTTCAGGAAAACCTGGTCCGGCTCCGGAGTAAACTCCGGATCGACGTATACGTCGTAACCATCGGATTCAATGACGCCGGCTTGCGCCAGCGACTGCATGTATTGCTTACAAGCGCTGATCAGCGCCAGACGGCCTTCCTCGGTGTTGTTCACCTTACCGATGTAGGAATCCTCTGCCGTACGCTGCAAGTCGGAGTTGATGCTGTCCATGACGCGAATCGTACGGATTTTTTTCCACGGATGGTTCTGGCCCTCGCGCAGCGTAACGAGACTGTTGATTCCCCGGAGCGCTTTAACGAGACGTCCGTCATGTACAAGCAAGAAAACGCCGCCGCGAACCGCTTGCTCCTGCTCCGCCCGCGTCCAGCGACGAGTAACGTCCTCGAACGGAGACGGCGCATAAGTGGTAGATTGGCTCAAGCCCTGGCCTGCAATCAAGCCGGCAACATATGCGGCAATTTGAGCGGAGCTGTATACCGCGTCGCCCAGCTTGGCGCCCGTACCGACATTTACGATTCCTTCATGGTTCAGCGAAGCGCTGCGAGCGATTGCTTTCGCGACTGCATCCGCCGCCGTATCGTCCGCCGCAGTGCCGCCGAGAACCGCAACAATGCCTTTGCCTTCATTGCGCAATCGGCTTACCCAAGCCGCAACGCTGGCGTGAAGAGAGGCGTCGGATACGCCATCTAGCGCGATCACATTAAACTCACGAGTCTCAAAAGCGGCCAGCGCATCCAAATAGTCAGCATTCGACACGCCGGAAATGCCGGAGTCGCCGCCACTCAGAGAAACACCAGAGACGTTAGCGAGCATACCGCTACCCTCGGCCAGCTTCTCGGCTACGACCCACAGGTTGCCGGAATCGCCATTAATGGCGTCCGCCGCCGCTTGAATCGAATCGCCGTCAAATGTAAACGTGCGCAGAAGCGTCGTTCCTTCAAACAGCTTAAGATCCTTTTTCGCAGCATCGATCGCATTCGCTTGAACGGTTACCTTGAAGTCGTTGCCCCGAGCGCCCGAATACTTCGCCGTCAGCTTCAGCACATTCGCTGGGGTTCCAGCCGTATCGGCCAAAGTCAGTGCAGATGCAACCGCACTGCTTGCCGCCAAACGATAAGCGATGATCTTCTTCGCTCCGCCGAGCAGAGCCAATCGAAGGGTACGATACGCAGTTGCGCCGTCCGACTCCGATCGCGTGAATGCCTTCGCAGCATCGGCCTCGCTGGAAATCTCCACAAATTCATTCGCCGGGCCCCAATGCGCCCTCACCGGAACGATGGCCGTCCCCCTTGCCCCCGGTTGAATCGCAGCTGCCGCAGCAGCTTGAAAAGTCATATAAAATCCCGGCAATACCGGTTTGTCCGTCGCGCTCCATGTTCCTCCCGCCATGTTACAGCACCTTCCCTTTCAGAAATTGTCCGACCAAGCGTCTCGCTTCGTCGACGGTAAATTCGTTTTTACCTGCAGAGTGCAGCGCCCCGATTACAACCTCAGGCTTAGCCTGAAACAGCTCGACTGCATGATGAATCAGTTCGTCCCGGGAATAAACCGCCTCGGGGTTCTTCTTGTTTGCCATCTGTGTACCACCTCGTTTATGAATTTGGATTCGGCTGAATCCTGACTTCCCGCATCAGCGGGCCTTGTTCGGCATAGCGTTCGATTTTGCGCGAGAAGGTGGCGTAAATCTGCCCCTCGGTCACCGCATCCCGCGTCAGATCGACGTTCGGCGCGCTTACGGTCAAGAACCGGTGCTCAAGCGGATTAAGCGGAATTTTTACAGCCTCGCTCAAGCTTTGCGTCAGGGCGGCGACCGTCGTCGTCTGCTCGTTCAGCGATCGACCAACCACGTGCCCGATCGCTTTCTTGCGCACTTCTACCGTAGAAACCCTGGAGCCCGCAACCGTCTCGAAGCTATCCCATCTCCAGAGGACGGAAGGACGCGTATAGTTCGCCGGCCACTGGTTGCCGTACGCCTGCCATTCTGGATCTCCCAACGTACTTAGCGTCCAGTCGCACAAAGCGTCCAACCAATCGTCCTGCACGGTCTCCTCGGCGGCTCGGGCTCCGATTACCAAGAACCGAAGCCCCCGAGTGATTACATCCCGATCGGCATCAACCTTATCCGCGCCGACTGTGCCTTCATAGCGGCATGTGAACTCGACCTGCGATACGGGATCGACAAGAGCCTGCCCGTCCAACGCTTCAACAATCAGATTCGCCAGCTCGTCCACATCGGCAAAATCGGACTGCTGCGAAACGCTCGGCCAGCATTCGAACAAAGCGCTGTACCCCGTCCAGTCGGTATCCGTCGACTCGGTTCCTTGGATGAGAAGAATGTAAGGCTTGTCCAAGGTCGCCGCCGATTCGTGGGCTTCGTAGATGCGCCCTCCGATGGTTGGAATCTGCTGACTCAGCCGCTCTCGAATGCCGGCCCTCATGTGAGTACCTCACGGCTGTCGAAAGATGAGATCATGGCCATGTTTTCAACCTCCTGGTCTTTCAAAATGTTCCTCTCATCTATAGGTGGCAATCGTACGACAAGCTTTCTATCCAACGAGAATGTGGATGCTATCGATGTTGCCGTCGACCTTGCGTTGAGCGCGGATGATGTAGGTGCCGACGCTCGATTTGCTGATTTTCAGCATCGCGGCGATCTCCGAATGGGAGAAGGTTTCACCGCGGGCTAAGGTGTAGCAGCTGCGCTCGCGTTCGGTCAGTCCTCGAAGGGCGGCTTCGAGGCGAAATCGCTCGGCCTCGTCGGAGGGACGCTCCGCCTCCGCTCTCTCCCATAATGAAGCGGAGGGCAGACGGGCCGGATCGGTCGGCACTTCGCGCTGGGCGCCGGAACGCCTTTCGATGCCCCGCCGGTTGCCCGGCCTTCTTCCCGTCTCCAGCCACTCGATTACATAGGAGCAACTCGCGACCATTTCCATTACTAAACCGCGATCCCGATCCAAATCCAGCAGCGCGTTCATCTCGTCCATCGTCCGCACCGGCTCCATTCGTGCAATGCGCACGGTCAGCTCGTCCGCTTGGCGAAGCAGCTGGCGCCTCGTCTCTACGTAATTCTCCAAAGTCGCCGCTCCAAGATTCGTAATACGGTTGCTCTTCATAGAATCACTCCCTTTATTATTTTGCCAATTTGGTAAACTAAAAAGATAAAATAATTCTAACTGTCGCTTCCTATTGCATCTCTCTTCTCCCCACTTCTAAATAACAAGAACTTATGTTCGCATTTAAGGAGATGTAACCATCATAATTTACCATTAAGGCAATGTCAATCTTATTTTTGCCATTTTGGTAAACCAATCTGTTTACCATTTTGGAAATAGATGATATAATAAAGTTAACCTAATTGAAGAAGGAAGATCGGGATGACACTTGGTAATCGCCTTCGAGAACGCCGGGAGAAGCTGGGCAAGACGCAATTGGATGCGGCCCGAGGACTCGGTATCAGCAACGTCCAACTTTCCCGTTACGAATCCGATGATCGCAAGCCGGACCCGGATATGCTTGCGCGCTTCGCGGAATATTACCGCACGACGACCGATTATTTGCTCGGACGCACCGATAACGCTGCCATCGATGCGGTCCGCGCGCCCCGTGAATATCCGGCGTTCGAGGAGTTTATCAGCAACCCGGAGCATGGCATATTTTTTAAGGATTACTTGAACGCTCCCGAGGAACGCAAGGAAGAGATGAGACGCTTCTGGGAGTTTATTATGGAGAAAGAGAAGGGCCGCAAGCCCGGAGATCCGCAAAATTAG